TTACAACAGGATTATTCTTACTACTCATAATAAACAAATCAAGATTAGAATATAAATCTCTATCACTTTCTTTGACATTTCCTAATATAAGATCCATTATTTCAGTCTGTGGTCGTTTTGGTATACCTGCAGGTCTTTCTTTTCCTCTAAACTGACTACGCTCCTGTGGTGCAGCACAGTTTACCAACCAATCATGCATCTCTGTATAATTTTTTAGTTCTTCATCCACTAAAAATGTCACATAGAAATCATCATAGGTAAGTTTATCACCTATAATTGGCATATCAAGCAGTGGTGTTGTTTGCACAGCCTGTCCCATAGAAACTCCAGGTACATTTGCCCTCACTACAAACCATTCGGTCGTAGGAAACAAGGGCAAAAATACCTTGAATTGACTTTGCTGTGAATAATCAAAGACAGTAGGCTGACGACTTAATGCGTCACCTTGTCCTGATGTAGCCGTTGCTGTACCTGAGTATGGGTCAGTTTGTGCCATTAGGCTCCCCAACCACCACCTTGACCTAATAGTGATTCTATTTTATGATACTCTATAACTATAGTATAAGTAGCCGAAGCGTTTGTTACTAAAACATCTCCTGTAAAACCAGATGGTAAAGCTCCTGACGGTGTCCCAGGTGGTTGTGTACCAACAGCGACCCTGGGCATAACAAGAGCCGGCTGTCCTGGTTGATAACCATATGTGCCAGAAGTTCCTTCTAAAATAAATGCTGTTACATTAGATGTAGCCTTCCATAAAATATCAAATCCACCTGACGGCGCTGAACTTGTCCAATATATTTTTGCAATGTTTACTATGCCGCCTGTTTGATGTCCTTGCAAAATAGATACATCTAACAAATCAACTGTAGTATTTGCAACACCATCGCCAACATATTTGACAGTAGTTCGATATCTAGTATCTGCTAGATATTGTACATGAGTATGTGCCATAATTCTTTCTCCTTATTGTAGGGCTGGAGTCTACTCTCCCCCTTTTACAATGACTCCTATTCATTACTATTTATATAAATCACAGGCCAAAAAAATGCCCCTGCGGTGGGAGGGGCATTCCAAAGTTGCATTCTTTATAATTGTATTATGGCGAATGCTTTTTGTAGGTTACTTCTTACGTTAGGTTAGCTACCTGAACTCGACGGTAATACACGTTTGAATTGCGGGTACCACTTCCATCTGGTGCAATTGCGCCAGCTGTTGACTCTGCAAACGGGTTCACCTGCATCCCATACCGAGTCTTGAAACCAATCTTCGGCTGGAAGCTGTTCTCACCAACGGCACGAACCATCTGCAACGGAACGTATGGGCAATAGAATAAGCCTGCATCATAAGGACTTGTGCCCCTATATCCACAAACATAATACTGCTGTGCAGTTGCACCAGAAGCAGCATATGGCACTTCCATATTCATGTACGGATCAACGTACACTTTGAAGCGACCATTCAGCACGCCGGCGAAGGTGTTACCTGTCGAATCAACATTCAGGTTGTCCTGAAGTGCAGACTGGTAATCAAGAAGTCCAGCCATTGTCATCGCAGAAGCGACATCAGCAGAACAAAGGATTATGTTACCCTTTCCACGCCGTGTGTCACGAGCAATTACGTTAGCATCACGTTCCATTGCAAACATCAACCCCTTGAATTTTTCAACAGACCAGCGACCGCCGGAGTCTGTATCAAGATCAAAGATACCAGCATTAGCAACATTTTGAAATGCACCAATCTTGGCGTTCATGTAAATAGTACGGACTACTTCTCGATTTATTTCAGCAAGAATTTCAGCTGACAGAATATTTGCAAGCTCTGTCTCTGCATCCAAGCCATGGATCGCTTTCAGATCCTGTGCAAGTTCCATCGTGTACTCAGCTTTGAGGGCACGTGACTTTGCAGTCACAGTCGCTTTCTCAATACTGAATGCCATCTGGTTAAATGCATTTCCGGTGGAATCACCAAGAGCTTCAGCAGCTGCTGTGGTCATCCCCTGTCCCGTTGTAAAGGTAGCAGCAGAAAGTGCTTTCAACACTTCTGTGCCTACCTGAGCAGTTCCAACCGCTGCATCTTCCGAAGAAAAGAACGTATTAGCTTCGTTAAATAGAGCTTCTGTAGCTGAATTTGCTTGTGAGGTATATCTAGCCTTCATTGCAAAGATAAGACCTGTAGGACCAGTCATTGGCTGGACGCCACAGATATCATACGCAATAAGCGAAGGCATTGAACGTCGGACGAGTGAAATTAGGATTGGGTCCCAATTTGCAACACCCCCTGTTTGGTTAGCAGGAGCAGCTTCTGTCAAGAACGCACGGTCCTCTCCCATTGCCTTTTCCTGGTTTTCTAAAATTACAGTTGTAACAGCACGCTTGTACGGATCCTTAATCTCGGGGAGGTCAGGATGCTCAAGCACTGGCTGCCACTTTTCCTGTAGGTGTTCTGTGTTATACATTGTTATCTCCCTTTTTATATATTTATAAAAAACTTAATTTTGCGAAGCTCGGGCTTCACCCTTACCAATCGCAGTCATATAAGCAGCCATTGTGTTATTTACATCTACAAAATTATCTTCGGATGGCGCTGCCTGTGCATCTTCAGTTACTTGAACCTTAGGAAAGTATGAATCTTTGATCGTTTCCAACTTTGTACGATAGTTGTCAGCGCTCTCATATTCAACAGTTTCGGCTAGTTCCGCAAATTTCTCTACTTCTGTATCTGCTAGATCAGAAGCTACATCTAAAAGAATTTCATGTTGCTCAAGCTCATTAATTCTCTTGGTCATTTCAACATTCTTCTGTAGTTCTTCGTTCAACTTCTCTTCCATATTATCTGCCTTTGAAGCAGCAGCATCAAGAAGATCAAACTGATCGTCGGGTACATTAATGTCATGTTTCTCAAAGAGACCACGCAAATCAGAGATAAAGCTTTCTGCAATTTCTGATTTGAGCCGGTGCTCAAGTGCTACTTCGTTCTTCTTAATCCATTCCTCAACTACATAGGTGAGATAATTATCTACTTTCGCAGACAACTCATCTTTAGCTTCAGCCATGGACTTATCAAAAGCCTCTGCATACTCTTCCTCAAGGCGTTCCAGCTCTGAACGAATCTTGGCCTTTACTGCGGCTTCAAATATCGTTGCGGCCTTCTGCTTGAATTCTTCTGAAAGACCTTCACCACCCGTTAGGGCTTTAACATCGTCAGAAAGATCCATCGCAGCAACACGCTCGTCAACCGTTTCTCTCATTTCATCTTCAGCATCGTATGATTCACTAGCTTCGGACTCATCGTCACGATCTCTTAGGTTTTGCTTCTTACGTTTCTTTCCAGTCTTTTCATCTTCTTCTTCATCCTCATCAGGCTCGACCTGTGGTCGTCCTTCAGTGCCACCTCCTTTTCCGGCTTTCTTCTTCTCAGCCGCACGAGCGCCTTTCAAAGTTTTCTCTTCCGGATCTACACCTTCCATTTCAACTTCCTCGCCTCTCATCTTATCACCAACCTCTCCGTCCATAGACGTAGGGGCCACTGTTTTTCCAGAGGCATCAGAAGCCAAACCTTTACCACCAGCTTTTCCAGGCGGTGTCGCCCTTTTAGCTTTTGCGGTGGCAGATTTGCCCATATCAGAAGGAGCGTCAGGAGAAACAACTGCAGGTCCCATGTCTTGTATCTCACCTTCGCCTTTGGCATCAATCTTTGCCTCTTTCTGGCTGGGTGCTGCACCTTTCAAAGGAGCTCTGGGATCACCTTTAGTATCCAAAGAGTCTGTTGCTTCCTCTAGGTCAGATTCATCCGTAAATATCTCTGCGGCGATCTGTTCTAGCTCTGTGTTTATATCTGTCATTTGGAGTACTCCCTGTTATTTTTTTCTAACATATAAGTTATTTATAATATTCATAATTTCGACATGAAATTTTCAAAGATTTCAGCGTTTTTTTCTTCTCTCGCTTGCGCCATTTCATATTTCATATCTAATTCTTTCTTATATGCTGCGATATCCATTTCCTTAACCACACCATTTCGCCATATCCACTCTTTGCCTTCCATAATTCCTTCGACAAATGCATTTGGTGCAGATGGATCTGCGACAATATCAGCAGCAGTTGCCAAATAAAAATCATCTTTGACAACCTGGGCCCCTCGTCTTGGTTCTAATGAACCCATACCTCTTGACGAAACTCCTAACTTGGCACCTTCGTTTATGAGATTCTTTACTATCTTTCCATAAGGAGTATCTAAAATCTTTGCCTCACCGATGAAATTCTTTCCATCAGGATGCAGCTTGGTGATCATATGCGATACTCTTTCTAGATTAACTGTAGGACCGTCTGGATGTCCAAGTTCTCCAAATGCCCTATTCTTATTGACGTATTCTTTATTATATCGGCTGACTTCTTTTTCTAAAACAGACATCGGATAAATGCGACCATTTCTATTCTTGACCTCAGCCTGAAGAAATACACCTCTGATGCGATAGTTCTTTTTACCATCGGCATCATCTTCTGTGATGTATTCAATATCTTCAATTGATTCAGATATAAGTTTCATTGTTATTATTCCTCGGGCACCTCTGCTGGGTCCCCTGTTATTCCTGTATCAATTCCAGCTGTAGGTTCAGGCGGCTCAAATGAATTCTTAGCTATTACTGACTTATAATTGGCTATATGAGCCGTAACTTTGCCTTGTACTGCTGCATCAAATGCATCAGCTGCTGATGCTAAATCCCCTTCACCAACTTTATCAACCATGACTTTAACATAGCTTGGTAAGTTTTGTTCATTATCACTCATAATTAGTATCCTCTAATATTTATAATTTTAGGTTTCTGGACCAGTATATTCTTGATCCTTTGACGAGTCAAACTCTGTTCCGCCTGGTTGTGTATAATTTTGTCCAGTATCACCTCCGTTACCATAAGAATCCATTCCAGCAAATCCACCTTGATTTGGTTCCCCAGGCGGTGTGCCTGCATCTGTTCCCATCACACCTTTCTTCTTCTCAGCTTCAATCTGTTTATCTATTGCATCAATCTCAGTATCAGATTGACGTAAGATATAACGCCTGATATATTCTACTGAATAATAAGTACCCACAAATTCATTTACATTATTCAAGGCTTCGATTCTTTCTTTAAGAATCTCCATATCTTTGAGTTCTTGAAAATGATTATCATCCTGAAAATCATAAATGATATATTCTCTTATAGATTTCCAATCTTCATCTGTGATGATACCTTTCAGAATCAATTGAGTCTTGAGTAAGTCTTGGAATAATTCAGAAAATTTCTTACGGAGACGTTGTATAAATTTACTAAACTTAATTTCATCTCTAGTAATTTCAGTAGATCGTCCTAAATTAAAACCACCTCCAGCATCTTCTAATCTAGAAATAGGAATGTTCAATGAGTGATAAAGTTTCTTTTGGAAGTATTTTATATCTTCCAGTTCACCAAGATTCTGGCCACCTCCAAGAGTGGTGATTTCTGTTCCTCTACCACCTTCTCGTCTAGGTAACCAAAAATCCTCAAGCATTGACATCTGGTTTCTATCATCCTTAACTTCACCTGTAGTCGCATCATACACTAACTTGTTACGATAACGAGTCATCACATCTTTGAGATACGCTTCTGCTTTCGGCTTGGGGAGATTACCAACGTCGATATAAAAGATACGTCTTTCTGGAGCCCGAGCAATACGATAGATCACTACAGAATCTTCAATCATTCTCAACTGGTTAGTGGGTTTGATTGCTTTCTGTAAATGTCCATAAACTTGATTTGTTGTAGGATTATAGATTCCAGATGTTACATACACAATTGCATCTGGCGAAATCTTAAGACCTTCTCCTGATGTTCCACTTGTAGACGTACCAAAAACAGGATATACACCAGTTTCATTATATAAATACCATTCTTTGACCTGATTAACTAATGCAGGTTGGTTAGGTAATTTAATTTTATTTACCTCCCTAACCTTTTTAATGAATTTGGGATCTATATAACGAACCTCAGTGATACCTTTTCGTTTTGCACTTTCATCAATCAACTTATGATAAAAAATTCTACCATCTACATACCAACGTCTAAAGATATCGTGAGATTTCTTTTTCCATTGAAGAAGGGTAAGAATATCATCAAATTCTTCTACCATCTTCTTCTTGATACCCATAGAAAGAGGAACCCAATCGAGGTTCAACTTTACAGACAAATCTAACTCATCAGCTATGATAGCTTCATTGATGATATCTTCGATTGCCTGGTCACATTCAGGATTTTCTGCGGTTGTTCTATACTTTCGTATAAGGTCATACTCATTGCGAGCTGCCTTGTCATAGGAAAGATATTGACCAAAAAAGCCGGCGCCGCCAGCTATGTCTAATGTTCCTTCCTCGTCAGAAGGAGCGACAAAGCTCTTTGCCTTGTCGCTTTCCTTCTTCCGTTTTATTTCATATCCAAATAGTTCTGCCATAACACAACTATTTATACTGCTTCAACTTTACTTTTTTATAGAGTTCTTCCTATAACGGATCTATCTGCATTAAAAGTACCCATCAGCCTTCGAGAATCTTCTCGAGCACCTTCTTCACCACCAATTGCTGTCATGTAGTTGAATCTGAATGTTACTCCAAATTCTTCTACTGCATCATTGGTATCGAAAGCCAGGTCAATTGCATCAACTGTTGTCGGCCAACAATTAAAAAGTCTATATGTACGCAGCAGTTCACCATTTCTTCCTAAGTGGAGCACTTCAGCATTTCTATATACAGACATCCCTTCTAGTCTTGCTGTAGTACTAGCACCTATATCTTGAATTTGATTCTGCCAATTTTCTAAAGCACCACGGATCGTAAAACCTGTGTCATTAAATATCGTTATTGTCCATGCATCGTATGTACGATCACCAGGAACAAATACCTGACGTCCACGATACGGAACAGTAACTTCACCCATGGTCACGGCTGGAATTTGAGCACCACGTGCCATAAATTCCATGAGTCCAGAACTACCATCTAGAGCTGGAAAAGACACTCTAAATTGGTTAGCTCGAGCGCCGCCGCCCTTTAGTGCATTGACAAAATTATTTACACTATTACTTGCCATTTTTTATTTTCTCCCTTTGAATTAGGCTCTTCCAACTACTTCACTAAACGAAACACCTGTGCGAGTTGCAACAAATGTTAGTGTGATGTAATTGATAGACCGTGTGGGTTTTACAAAAATGTCCGCACGGAATTCATTGTTGTCAACAACTGATGGAGTGTTGTTTGTTGAATCACATACAACCAAGAAATCTGTAATGCCTCTACGACCTTGGATATCAGCCAGATAAGGATTAACCATCGACTTGAAGTTCTCTTGTGTGAATTCATCATTGAACTCAAACAGAATACTACGAGCTGCAACCTTACAAGCTTCTTCCATTGTGATAAACAGACGCCGCACATTGATACGACTAAACGCTGTGTTCGCAGAAAGACCAGTCTTGTCTCCCCAAAGCACTGTACCTTCTCCTGGGAATGAAACAACAGGATTGACACGGGCTCGGTAAAGAGCATCTCTTTCAGTCTGTGTAGGATCAAAAGCTAGTTCAACCGATCCACGAATCTGACCACGGGTCAAGCCACCTGGGCTCCACCATGGATCTTCAACGGCATCAGTATAAGCACATACACCAGCGATATCACCATTGAGCGGAACCCAACGATAAACGTCATTGTACTTATCATACTGTTTCTTATATCCACTATCAAAAACTGTAAATGAGTTACTTGCTAGTGCATTAAAGAAGCCTACTACATTGGCCTGCTGTGTATAACTCGTAGCTATAGCTACAACATCACTACGACTTGGTGAGATAAATCCCACACTGTCTTTACGAGCAGCAACCAAATCACTTATCTTAACTGCATGAGTAATAGCTCCAGCACCATCAACAGAAGCCGGACCACTCATAAGCAGATTGATATCTACTGTCTCAGGATCTTTGAATAGATCATATCCAGTTGATCTCTGACCTTCAGTCGGTACGGAACCATCAGCTCCACTTACGAAAACATTTGTTCCCGGATCAGTTGTCGGCGCTGAAAAAGCTCTAAGAAGAACTACTTGTCCCCAATTAGTTGCACCTGCAGGATGATCTAACCAATAGATGTATGAAGATGAATTGTAAAGAACATCAGGATAATAATTCGCATTTCCTTCAGGTGTTTTTGCATCAGAACCTTTAGATACTGCATCCCATTTTTCAATAACTGTACCAGCTGTTCCTGTAATAACACCACCTCGGTCTAGGACAATAATGTGCATCTCATCATTAGAACCACCTTCGGCTGATGCATATGCAGAAGTTCCAGGAGCACGATCAAACTGGTCATAATATCTCCAGAAACGATCAACATTCACTGGTGTACTTGATCCATCAACTGCCTGTGTCAAGCCAGTACCAGCCTCTGTTGGATATCTTACGACAGTCACAACATTAGAAGCTACGATAGTAACACGATAATGCTGTCCATCTGTCTGTTGAAAATAAACAATGTCTCCTACAGCTACAGCTGAACCAGATGCCATTGTAATTGCAGTTGCACCAATGACATTTGCTGTTGCGATTGTTGTTGCGGCCGCTTCTGAATAACCAGCTGCGGTTGCACACCAAGCCACATCAATACTATTGCCCCAAGCACCGGCCCATCTTGCACAAAATTCACCGAGTCCTGAAGCCTGCCCGCCACTATACGGACCGTATGTTCCATCGCCATCTTGATAGGAGATAGTATTGGGTATAAGTGCACCCGCTCCAGCTCCTGTGGAATTTAACATACCAGTTGTTATAAATCTTACCACCTTAAGGGTATTTGAATAAGCTAAAAAGTTAGCTGCTGTAAACCAATACTCGAAGTTACTACCATTGGGCTTACCAAAAATATCTACCAATTGATTTTCATCCTGCACTGTTATAACTTGATGTGCGGGACCATCAGTAGCAAAAATACCTGCGGCGCCAATACTTGTAGCTTCATTTCGTACTGAAAGCGTTAAATCTTTTTCTTTTACTAATACGCCTGGCGAAACTAATTCTACCATTTTTCTATTCCTCTGAATGAGTTATTCTTTTGTATTGGTATCTGAGGCCTGTCGCCCTTGCACCAATCTTTGTTCATGTTTTTATAATAAAAATTTTCACTCTTTCTCATAATTTATTTATGAAAATACAGATTTCTAAACGTGCAAAAAGATTATCTGTTAAGAAATGCACTTTTTATTATTGTGTAAAAAACACAAAACATATAAATAATTACATGATAGGAATTTATGCAATTAAAAATAAAAAAGGAGTTCCAGTGTATGTTGGACAATCTAAAGGAATCTTTAGACGTTGGGCCACCCATGAACTTAATGATTATCCTTCAACCAAATATACCTTTGAGCTTTTAGAAACCTGTGAACGCCATGAACTTATATCAAAAGAAAAGAAATGGATAACCCAATTAGATACCTATTATAACGGTGATAATAAAACTGGTAAACGAAAAAGAAAAAGAATTAAGAGGCAGTCAATGAATATAGATGGTAAAGATAAACGTAGACGTTGGTTAACTAATAGATTAGCAAAATCTCCTTGCAGATGTGGAGAACAACAGCCACATCGTCTATTATATTATCCCCACCAAAAAAGAATACGACACCTAAACCTGCGTTATGGTCTCAAACATTCTAGTAGAAAAGAAATAGAACAACTTATTCTAGAAAGTTTAGTAATGTGCTGGAATTGTGCAGCTGACCAGAAGGAAGATTTATCTGTTTTTCCTGATTTTTAACCACGGCGCTCTTGTTCAAAGAAATCAGGATATTCGGTAACTGGATTCCAAAAATCTCCATCTTCATCTACAAATGGAGCATCATCCATATATCGAATCCCATCATCAATAAATCCAAAGGGAGCCATATCTTGTTCTATAGCTTTTTGTTGACTCTCAAATAAACGATGTCGAATATCATCATCAGTCATTTCTTTGAAGTACTGTTGGTTTGTCAACCATGCAAAAAATACAAGACACATCATCAAATCATCTGTAGATCCTTCTTCAGCTTCAAATGAATGTCCTTTTTGAATAAATGTAGACATCTCTACAACAATATCAAAATCTGGAATCAATAATTTATCAGATTCTATAAGAGTCTTTAGGTTAGAACACCCAATCTTTTTAACTGCCTTTGTAGTTCGTAGGCCTAAGTCGGATGTTCCGTCTCCAAAACCACCAGTTACTACCTGACCTAATCGTCCACGTGTCTGACACATAATCATATTATCATACTGCAAATCATGGTGAAGTGCATCAGCCACTTGACCTCCAATGTCATTTATCTCTACTAACAGATAAGCGTCATTATAAGCTTTAGCTACATTGTAAATCATTTCAGGAAAGATAAGGGGTTTGATTTCATTGTTTCTATACTTAGCAACTAATCTATATGGGATTGTGGTTATATCTATTACTGTAAATGCTGAATAATCTCTAGAGCCACCTCTAGCGACATCAACACTGATGCAATACATTGCATCTTTTTGTGGTTGTTCGTATACGTCTAGCCCACCACTAGACTCTGTAGGATCTCTTGTTGGTATTACTTGTATTTTTGTAGGTGATATCAGAGTATCTACCGATCCTAAAAAGGAACACTCAAACTCTTGGAGGAATTGTTGTTCACTTGTGTTCTTAATTGTTTGTTCTTTCCACTCATCATCTCTACCTGGAACTTCTCGCCAGTGTACTTCTAATGGAATAAACTCACTCCTTTTGTTTACTGCATCTGTCCACATCTTATAAAACATATTCATGCCGTGTGGTGTAGAAACAATAATAACTTTAGATGTCTGACCAGCAGTAATCGTGGGATAGACAGAACTAAAAAATTGTTCGGCTATATTAGATGGAACAAATGCAAACTCATCAAGAAATATAATGTTATAAGAACCACCACGAACCGCAGATGCGGACGTACTTGCCGCCAAAATTTTAGAACCATTTTCTAACTCCAATGAACCTTTGTTCCAATTCATAACTCCTTGTTGTAACCAACCCGGTAAATGTTCGTAGGCTAATTGAAATCTTCCTAACAAATCTCTTGCTGTAGCTGCCTTGTTGGCTAGGATAGCTACGTTTACTGTTTCATTAAAGATTACATAATAAATCAGATAAGATATAATCGTTGTTGATTTGCCAGACTGTCTTGGAAGTTTGCAGATTGAAAATCTTTCAGCATGGAAAGTATCAATCATTGTTTCCTGAAAATCATAAAGCTTAAAAGGAATCAAGCCTTCATCAATACTCACAATCTGGACATACTTCTGTATAAAATATGCAGGATCTTTGGAGCATTTGACAAACTCTTTAATCTGATCTTCAGTATAAGAATGGCGCACCGCTGCTGCCTTTAGATTTGGATTACCTTTATAATGTGTAAAGTCAGTCATTTCTGTATATACTTTCTATATGAGTAAACCCCAATTGTCTTGCAGCTTTTATTCTTGAATTTCCTTTGTGCACCGTATATTTTTTTCCTTCACACCCACCTCGATAGGGTGTACCACCAACACCCGCTCGTCTTGAACCTTCTATAGGCTCAACTTCTATAGGATTTATCATCTCTAAAGTTAAAAGAATATCTTTATTCGTTTCTCTTGTTGGAATAATAGCCAAGTCATTCACATCTATATAAAAACTATTCTTGTGTTTGATTTTCGATTTGAGTATGTGTTTTTTTGTCATTCAAGAGAGCCTGCAACTCTTTGGTTGAACCAACAAATAATGCATTAGTAACATTTTTAGGAGCATGGTCTGGAACTTCTTTAAGTTTTTTCATCTTCTCTTGAAGGTCCGCTAACTTTTCTGCAACTTCAGCAACAACCTTAATCAGTTGTCCTGCAACTTCATACGTTCTTGGATGTTCACTCTCTTTAGCTAATTCAAGTATACCAGTTACAGCGTCTTGACCTCTCTCAACGAGGTTATAGAAGTTTTCACGACTATACTTGTAGTCTGCATCAGCATCCTCATAGTCACCTACAGGACGAGGTACAAGAGGTTTAGGATCTAAAACCTCTTGTTTAATATTTTGAGCTATTCCTAATGCATCACTAATTTTTGTATCAAAATTACTCATGTCCACTCACTAACTGTTTCATTAAAACCAAAGTTATCATCTGCATCAGGTCCAGAAGTTACTGTAGTAACTATCTTCTGTACTCTTGTTGGTGCCTGATCTTGTAAGTCGCTGTATGTCTTAACTTCAGCCGTTGTAATTGGCTTGGCTGTAGAAACTGGTCCATAAACATAAGCTTTTGCTGTGAAATT